CATGGATATAAGGTGCGCTAACTTGCATTATGTTGTATTTAGCAACTTGATCCTTACCTTTGTTTTCAATATGCGAGTAGCCAGACTTGAACTGGCACGACCACAATGGTCAACAGATTTTAAGTCTGGTGCGTCTACCGATTCCGCCATACTCGCAAGACATTACACTTATCCGTATGCTATGTGGGCGCTACACCCAACATACTGACAGTTTGTAATGGAGTAGGACAGGGGTCCTCCCTGAACATCCAAAGGGGGCTGATTCCCAACTACAGGGTTTCGGTATATCCGAACCGCTGGGCACCTTTGGTTGGAACGTCTCAAGTTCCTAATGCTTCCTGAGAGGATCGAACTCTCCTTAGGCAAATTATGAGTTTGCTGCATTCACCAGATTGCTAAGGAAGCAAATGGTTCTGCCGAGAATTGAACTCGGTTCACACGCTTATAAGGCATGGGCTTTAACCAATAAGCAACAGAACCCTCATCAATCAAATATCACATATGGGTGGATGATATTTGAGATATTCCCTGAAAGTCATCTTCATTTCTTTTTGTGTCATACCACAGTGTTCGGCAGCTTTAGGAACATTCATTTCACAATTATATAATGCTTCATTTGCTTCCCTTACATTCTCTGGTGTAGTCTTTTTCTTATCGTTTTTCAATTTTCAAGAACCTCGATTTCGGAATAAATGATTTTGTCTTCTTCAAGATTGTTAGTACAAACTTTGAGAACGCTCATAAACTGATCTGGAGTTTCACATTCAATAGTTTTTTCAGAACCCTCGTCACTGACAATCAGAAACGAACGAGTGCAGATGTCAATTACAACTCCAAGAACAGTTTCGGTGTTCATTTGGTGGTTCCCTTGATTACCCATATAGTATAACCGATCAATGGGTGGGTAACAAGGCCCCCTGTGACAGTTGGTAAACTGGCCTCACTGAGTCTCTGGATAGAACGCATTGATTCTATCTATTCGATCTTGAGTGAACTTTTTACCTTTTTCATTTGCCCATCTTTGTAGTCGATATTCTTTTGCTTCTGTTTTAACTACTGAAGACTTATTTGCATAACCTTCTCTTGTTACAAGAGATTTTGCATTGTTATAATTTTCTATTGCATCCTGCTGAAGTTCGTAAAGTTCGGAACATGTAATTGTTCCACAAATACCAGGACTTGGTTGTAATTCTGAAATAAACCGTGGACGTACACTTGCACCAACTCCAGTTGCTGCATCAACCCGAACATTAACACCTTTTCCAAAATTTGATGGATTTAATTCGGTATCAGCTCCAATACCTACTGTCAATGCTAAAGCTCCATTTGAACCCTGTGGATCATCACCAACATAGTCATCAGTGCTTGCATTTTCCATTTTAACTTTAGCAACTTCGTAATATGTGGTAATTCCAAGTCCAGCAGTAATAGAACATCCACAACCAGTGGCAACGCCTGCGAAATTTACTATTTGAGATAAAAATGCATTTGCATCTTTAACAGTTTGTGCGTATGCCTCATCACTAGGTAAAGATAACTTTACAATATCATTAATTTGATCATCATATCGATTCGTTCTGGTTTCAAGAAATTCTTTATCTTTCTTGAGTTGCTCTAGTTCAGAATTATATCTTTTTTGTAGGGGAGATTCAGCCATTATCTATTGAAGTTGGAAGGGGGTCAGTATTTCCGTGTTGTTTATATATCAATGTTTCACCAGACCTCTTTATCTTCTCTGGTGAATCTCTAAAGTCATTTGTACTTTCACCCCTATACTCAATGATGAGATCATCAAGATCTTTTCTTTCTCCATGAATAATGTAATAGTATTCTAATTCTTGTGCCTGATGTCCAATATGAACAACATTATTTTCAATCTTCTTGACATGTAATGTGCTACATGCTTTTCCAATCGGTGTTAGTTGAACAGTGATACTATCTTCATGAACTAATCCAGTCCAATAATGTGGAAGTTCAATGATCTTTTCTTTCGTTTTTCCACGGTAATATACACCCATTTCAGGGCCTTCCAATGCAGCATGTGCAAGTCTCCAACCTTCACCTCTGGTTGGATGTGGAATATCAAACTGTTTAAATGGTGCAGCAACACTAGCAAATGCACCAAAAGCTGCCGTAATTCTTGAACATGTAATATTTCCAGCGGTGGCATTATTTGCAGCATTAGCTGTTGATGCTGCCTCAACAGTGGCTCCAGCAGTTAAACTTACAGATGCCTTAACATCGGCACCACCTTTTGTTGCCATACCAGTAACATTAAAGGTTCCAATAACATTGGTAATGCCAGTAAAGTTTGCTGCAACTGGTGATCCAAGCACATTTAGGGAACAAATTCCTGGAGCAGGAAGTTTTGGACCGATATTTACAGTTCCAATGTCAACACCAAGACCAGGGCAAGCACCAAAATATGCAGGTCCAGATGCAGTAATAAGACCAGGAATAAAACTACTAAAAGTTAATCCACTGATTGCATTACTTGGTATTGCACCAACATGAAGTTTTCCTGTTGTAAATGCATTAAATGATCCAGCCATCGTTAAATTCCTCTCAGTGATCCTGATATTCCAGACAATGTGGATGCCCAACCACCACCAAGATATGAGTCAACCAAAGATGCAACGGTAGAGGATCCAGCATTTTTCATATCACCAATCATATTCAAAAATCCAGTTGCATCAAGAACAACATCTTTTTCTGATACAATCTGAACCTCACCACCATTGATTCTTAAGGTTTCATTAGTCTGTAGATTCATATGACCATTGGCAATCATTTCAATTTTGCCTTCTGGTGAAATACCCTCAGCTTCAAATATAATATTTTTTGCCTTAATTTTCACATTGCCATCGGCAACAAGAACAAAATCCCCATTCTGACAATAAATCGATTTTGAAACTGCCTCCTTCTGACCAGATTGTTCTGGTTGTGCATTGCAAACTTCCTTGGATGGGCCAGTCGTTATGGTCGTCTTGGCACCATTACTCCAATGAGTTTCACAGTTACCACTTTTTACCCATGTGGTAAGTTCTCTACCAGTATCAGATCCATCGCCAGGATTTCTTCCTGGTCCAGCTAGTATGGATGCATACTGATTATCAACTATTCTAAACGGTCTTTTGCTTCCCATTTATGTCCTTATACATTGAACAACGAATAATGTACTACTTTGATATCTGATAGATTCATCTGCGACAAATTCACTTGCCTTAGTAAATGATATCACTGGTCTTATATTGGCACCAGCACCAGTTTTACTATTTATTTCTATTTCTGGAATTTCTGTCCATCCGCAAGTCTCACCTTTAATTAAGATCTCAACGAGTTGTCCAGAATCCGTATATCTTCCTTCGAGAATCAGTCCAGGCATTTCTGGAATGGTTACAATTTCATCATCCTGAGCATATCCATATCCAGTATTTGTAATCGTAACACCATCCAAACATCCAACTACGGGAACAAGAACAATTTTATCATCCTCATCTCCAGGGCCACCGCCACCATCTTCACCGCCATCATCATCACCGTCATCATCATCAGGTTTTCCTGGATCCACTACATTGCTATCATCATCGTCATCATCAATAATAGTCTCATCTCCACCGATGGGTTTTCTTTGGTCATCATTGGGATCACCATTATCAGATCCATCTGGAGCATCTAGATAACCATATCCAGGATTCGTAATAACAATATCTTTTATACTTCCATCATCATTGAGTGTTGCATATCCAGAAGCTGCACTTCCATATCCACATGGATCATCAAATGCCACAAATGGAGGATACTTATATCCAAGTCCTCTCCTTTCAAGTAAAGAACCAATAACAGATCCTCTTTTGCTGACAACAGCTGATGCAATAGCTTCAGATGTTGGATTTCCACCAAATATATTCACCAAAGGTGGTCCACACTTAACCGCTCTTGCAATATCACAGTTAGAAAGTCCACCTTCGGTGAATCCAGCCTCATTCAACCAATCTTCAGCACTTTCAACAATTGGGGGGACATTTATTTGGCCAAGGAAACTTGCATAATCATCTTGTTGTTTCTTTGTTGGACCACCAAATGCTGTAGAATTAAATTTAGTAACCTCGACACAATTTTTTGTGAGACACAAGAAACCAAAGATACCTAATACCTGATCAATTGCACTAGAAATTGCACTTCCAATATCCAGAACACCATTCAGTAAATCCTGAATGTCCTCAATAATTGGATCAAGAACTCCCTGAATAGAGTTGACAACATTATTAACAAGAGAATTGATAAATTTCTCAGCCGCACACAGAGGTGCAGCCGCAAGTTGACCAATCAATGCCGCAATGAAGTCTCCAATCAAACCAGGAAGTTCATCAATTGTGGTCTGGAATATACAAAATATGATATCTAGAATTTCTGATATTACCGCATCCTTAATATCCTTTAAAACATCACCTAAAATAATTTCTAGTGCGTTACTTAAAAGTTTTCTGAGTTCTCTTAGAACAAAATTTCTTATTCTTTGGACAATTGTCCTCATTACGGCAGCAATATTTTCGATTACGTTTTGTATCTGCCCAATAAAATCATATGTTTTGTTGATTGCACCAACAACATAAGTATTATAATATTTTTTTACCCCATTCAGAATAACAACTAGTTTTGATATCTCTACCCTAATTCTCGATACAATATCATTACCACAATTATTTGGGCCATTAAACTCTTGGGATAAGATAGATTCTTCTAAGGCACTTCTGGAACTTGGAACCCACCAAGAATCTTTCGTACCATCTCTTACTTGATTTACTGCAAATTCTCCCGATGGATTTGCAGTCTTTCCTTGACCACTCAGTAAGGATTGTTTGTCTGGATTCTTCCCCTCAGATATAATTCTCCAAGCTGGAATATTTCCCCAGGCATATAATGGCCCAGATTTGTAAGGATTTGCACCATCCTTTAATTCTTGTTTTGAAAATGTTGTTAGATTACTCCACCTATCAATGATACCATCAATAATAGGAATTTGAGCATCATCTCCATCGGCAAAATATCCAGTTACTAATTCTCCACCAACAATGGCACTAGACTGTCCATTATCCGCACCAGCAGTTGTTGGTTTTTTGACCATGGCCAAAGGAAGATCTTCATCTGGTAAGATTGAAGTATCTTCTGTATGATACCCCAATATTCTTACTGGTACAGACTCACCATAAAACTTTTCAGCATCAATGGTTACGGGAACTTTCCCGAACCAGTAACGCATACCATCTCTTCCTAAGAAATAACTTGTCTGTAGAGATTGATCAAGGTTCATCAGTCTTCATACACTCTACATTCATCTGCATCTGGATTTGTATCACAATAAAGTTCTAGAGGTGTTGGATCACGATGATCTCCAGCTTCAATATCTGCCTTATGATTTTCGGCATATGCCTCAAGTTCTTCAAGTTCGGATTCAATATGACGACGTTGTTGTGGAGAGATTGTCGGATCCTCAAGAATTCTCTTGTCCTTTTCAATGTGATCTTCGATGTTTTCCATAATTGTTTATGCGGATGTTGTTTTTCTTCCCTGTGTATCTCTTACAAGTCTTAGAGATGTGAAAGAATTTGCATCATCAATGTAGTGACACAATTCTTTAATTACATAGTTGCCACTTAGATTATCATCAAATTCAAAGTTGCATCCTATTTTTGGAACATCAACACCAATTACATCTCCAGCATGTAGATCGAAATTTGATGGAACTGTAATATTTAGCACCTGTGTGAAAAGAAGATTATATCTAGAAGGTGAAAGAGCCGAATATTGTGAAAAATCCATATTGATTTTGGTTGCATCAAATGGAGATTGTGAGTTCTTGAGACCAGAAAATATTCTAGATCCACTTAGATCAATACCCTCTGGCATTTCCCATTCATTCTTACCAAGAAGACTTGCAGAATTGGCCTGCACTGAAAAATCAAATGTTATGTTATCATCCAGTTCCTGTGTGAATGGATCAAAATTATATCTAAGAGCACCATATGTACCTAGTTGTGCCTTCTCTATCAAATCATTTGTATACTCTTGATTATATGCAAGAATCTTTCTATCAACATCAACACCCTTTGGATCATATTGTGACTGCATCGCATTTGACATATAATATCTTTCGGATGCTGCTTGAGCTGATAATTCATCAACTGAAACAAAATTATACCCTCTCCTTGTTTGATAAAAAACATATCCAGCAACCTTTCCAGGTTTATCTCCAACGGACTTTACGGCTAAATGTGTAATCACTGTGTATGGCGGTCTGTTATTTCCCTGAAATGAAAACTTAGATGTTGTTGGTGTCAAAAAATAATCTAGATCAGTTTTTAATTCTGTAGTAAGAATACTCTCCACATTTTTATGTGTTGGAGATTCTGGAAGTTTTCTCTTTACTCTTGCACTGGCATTCTTAAAAAAATCTTCGGATATCATACTCAAACCAATGACCTCTTTATTGTCCTTGGTATTCATGAGTGCTGGTTTATAGCACCTTAGAGTTTTTAGATCTAGAAGTTGTTTTCTCTGATTCTCGATCTTAATATTTACTTTTTCTCCACCATCAAGAGGTAGTCCAGAAAATAAAGGTTCATTGTATTTTTTGTCCGTGATACTATTCTTACCAGAATCCATTACGATAGCATTAGCCGTCATCACGGGAGAAAATATATCCTCATAAAAAACAAAGTATCCACCAAATCCAGCACTTACGTCAACAGTCTTTTGACCATCCTTACTTGTGATTTCAAATTGTAAAATCCTTGAATATTCTGATGCTGACATTATGTGTACATTGAGGTTATGTTTCTGATACTATTTAATGGATCTACACGATTGGATCCAGCAAAATTTGTGCCACCAGATGATGGTGTGGGAACATATACTTTAGTTTCAACAGGAACTGGAACCATTGCAATAGTCATTCCTCTTGCCGTGCTCTGTTGTATTGAAGCTCTATTGTTTCGTTGTCTGACAGATACTGGACTCTCTACAGATCCAGGAGCACCATGAGATACGGAAATTTGATCCGTACCAAGAATCATCGCCTCTCTTCCATATCCACCTCTCATATAAACTTTTCCAACGGCGAATGGGAATGTTGTTCTTGATCCTGGTTGACTTGGGAAAGTTCTCTGAATATTTGGATTGTTCTCTTGAATATCAATAGCTGGGGAAGACCTGCTTGCATGAGCATTTTGTTCAATCAGAAGAGCCCTTCTCAATGTAGAGTCCGATATTCCTTTACTAAGATCTTGACGACTACTTCCAAGGTGTACCCATGAACCTCTTGCAAACATTGCCTTAATAGCATGGAAAGCAACTTCTCTAATTTCTTTCCTCTGTTTATTAGTTAGGTTTCTTGGCCCATCAATATGGAAGTGTGTTGCATAGTGAGTTTCGGTTGTTCCATCGGGTCCAAGTCTACTTCCAGATCCTCCCTGAATAAATCCACCAGGATCGGAAAGTCTTTGTGGTATTAGATTTAATCCACCCTGTCTAACTGGTCCTCTAACTGGTCCACTGAATGGTCCTTGTGGTGCTGTTTGTTGTCGGGATCTTGATAGTTTGTCAAAACTCTCTAGTGATTGCCATCCATAATTTTTTCCACCCCATCTTACTGGTTTTCCATTAAGAACTGCTCTATCACCAAATCGTCTTTGTGGTGCTTGTGGTGTTGGACTAACAGTTTGAACATTTCCTCTTTGTCCAGGCCCACCTTTTGGATCAAATCCACCGAGTCTGAGATGTTCAAACATTCCTTTACCATAAGCATCTTCACTAAAACCAAGTCTTATGTTTTCTTTATCAGCATCGGGAGAATACTTAGGGATGATTGTTGCCATAGCTTCGGTCATACTATCATGACCATTATAATTATCTTTAAATCGGTGCGTACTGTGCCATAATTTGATATGATGTTTTACAGATGATTCAATACTATCATAAACTGCCCACCATCGACCAGCCCACTTAATTCTATCAATAATACCGTTTGTCCCAACTTCATGTTTATAAATTGTTTGTCCAAAAGCATTTGTTTTACCAGAACTAAAATATATACTGTTTGGATTTGAAAGATATCCTGTCTCCTGCATAGAATGAGCAGCAACCAATTCAGGAAACTTAGCACCACCAACTTTTACTGCTAGGCCATAAATGTAATCAAATGCTTGTTTTGGTGATAGATTGCTTGGTCCTGGTCCTTTTCCAGAAGGACCAGGAGTAGGTCTGGGAGTAGGTCTGGGAGTAGGTGCAGGTGTAGGTGTAGGTGTAGGAGTGGGAGTGGGTCTTGTAGCTTGTCCAGGTTGTTCTTCTTTTTGTCTCCTTTCTTCTTCAGTGGGTGGAGTTGTAATTTTTAGTACATTTATCTTTGCATCTTCAAAATCATTACCAAGAGATTGAATATTTTTATCTAACTCTTTAATCTTTGTTTGAAACTTTCCATTGGGATCATTAAAATCTTGAAAATCAAAATTCATAATATTTTGTGTCGCCTGACTTACGACACCAGTAATACCATTAATTATATTACCAATATTTTTAATCATACTCTTACCAGCATCAATGATATTGGTAATACGAAACTTCAGAGTATCAATGAATACTAGAATTCTCGGTAATTGATTTACTAACCAACCAAGCAAGAGGAATCCTAGGGAATCCATAATTTTGCCCAGGAATCCCTTACCTCGATCTAGAGCATTTTTTACTGTACCACTAACATAACCACTTTTTGTGGAATTTGCTTCTAATAATTCTTCTCTCCTTCTTCTTCGATTTCTAGTTTCAAATAAAAAGTTTATTCTCTTTTCTGTTTGTTGAGCTTTGGCAGAAACTAAAGTCTTTCTTGTTAAGACTTTTCTTGCATTTATTGATGACTTTCTTGCAAATATAGAATTTTTTCTGAGAGATAAAATCTGCTCATCTAAATTTGTTCTTTTGAATACGTTTCTTAATACTGGCGTGTTAATTTCTGCCATTTTTTACACCCCAACATTATAGATTGATCTTGCAAAATCTCTAAATGGATTAGCTAAATCAGCAGTCGGTATGTTCGGTATTTTTGCAGAATTTGTACTTGGATAGATTTGTTCTTTTTGTTTGGTTTTTTCACCATACATACCACCAGTCAAATCAATTAGAGTTGGTGTTCCCTCAGCAGGGCCCCTCTGTGCAAGATCTGCAGCACGGGCATCTGAACCTTGTTGAGTTATCAATGAATCCAAACGTTCAGCAGGTGGAGCAATAACTGGCAAATCTCCCATCGTTTCGCCAGTTTTTGACTGTGTTGCTGATGGTGATGGTGATGTTGTTGGTGAAGTAGGTGCTGCTGCTTTTTCAACCAATCCCTGATCTTCTAAGAATTTACGAATGGGATCATTAATGAAAGAAAGTGCCTTGTCCCATTCTGGATTCCAATTCTGATCAATAAGGTTAGTGATTGGTTGTCCCAACATTCCTCCAAGCATACCACCAAGACCAGCACCAGCAATAGCTGTTAATACACTTAAAATACCACCACCCGCTAAAGCACCTGCTTTTAATCCTAGAGTGGCACCCCCATAAGTTAATAAGAATTCTGGCAAATAACCAAGAACCGCTTGTGCTGGACTTTGCCCACGATCCATTCTTCCTTTTGCACCACCAACAAAACCAGCGACAGCTAAAAGTCTACCTAAAAATGGAAGTATTCCTTTTCCGAGATTGACAACTGCATTTTTTGGTCTTTGAAATAATTGGCCAAGTTTCTTTACATTATTTTTGATTGGAGATGGGATTAGTCTACCAAGTCTTCCAAAAATTCCACCACCACCTCTAGGTGTTGCTCCTCCTCCACTTTGACCCCCACTACGACCTCCGCCACTACGGCCTCCACCACTTTGGCCTCCACCACTTTGGCCTCCACCACTGCGACCTCCGCTACTACTACCCCCTCCACTGCGACCTCCACCACTTTGGCCTCGGCCACTACTGCTTCCACCACCAGCTGGTGGAACACGACCACCTCCACCGCCACTTACTGGTGGTCTAGCTGGGAAGAATAAATTCTTTAACCATACAAATGGTCGTGTGAGTAGAAACCCAGCAACAGATGCTGATATCCCACCAATGGTTGCCATTATTCCAAGCAATCCACCATTTAATGCTAAAAATGCTCCTCCAGCAGCTGCTAGAGCAACAACAACTTCATTTTTTAGTTTATTAAATTCACTTTCATTTCCCTCGGCATCTGCCTGGAACATTTTAAATATCTTATCACTCAACCATCCAACAAAAAGGAGCATGAGTGCATTTTTAAGTTTGTCTAATCCACCCTGAACAGCACTAGTAACTTTCTTGACTGGTGCTGTCAATGCCCTAACAATTCTATTTTCTAGAATATTCTCAGCACGACCAAAGGATTCTTTTTCTGCGGATCTAATTCTTTGGACTCTTGTTTGTTGTATATTTGCTTCTTCTTGTCTTGTATCTGCCTGTAATGCACTTGTGAGTGCCGTAATATTATTCGCAACGGCTAAGATATTGTTATTGATTGCCTGTAATTGTCTAGAGAGAAACGTGAATGTTTGTTGCTGCTGTTTCTCTCTAACATTAGTTATTTCTTGTACGGCACCAGAAAATGATTGCCCTAAACTTCTTACAATCCCACCACCAGTTGATTGAACAATCGCACCACCACGACCTCTTGAGGTTTGACCAGCAGGAGGTAAAAGTCTTGATGTGTCGATTGTTATCTTAGATGCCATTTGCTTGTTTACGTTTTAAATCTTCTTCCTCTAGATATGCTTGGAGAAGAGAAACGTATACTTCTCTTTCCCATGGCATCATATCTTCTAACTCCGTCAAACTATATTTATGGTGCTGAATTAAGGCGAAATTAGTTTGATAATATGAAGTCAGAGACTCATGTGCCAGGGCTATCCGAAAAAAGATGCCAGGCCCTCAAGAACAATTTCATTCTCGACACCAGTTTTTGGATTCGTCACCTTTAATGTATGACTCAATTTTGGCATGGTTGTAAAGAACTTCTCAATTTTACTGAACTGAGAAGATGTCAAGTTACCAACAAATTCACTGAGTTCTTTCTTGGTGCAATCAGAAGCATTCCAGGATTCTTCTTCATTATAAACTTGATCAATACAATTTGAGATGATATCAAATCCCTGATCAACATCAAGTTCTTTATCATTAAAATTTGTTTTCACAAACTCATTAAGTGATGGATATTTCATCCTGAGTGTCAAATTACTATCGAGTTCAATGTCTCTAGAATGTTCTTCATCAAACTTTACTTGGATGTCATCGATATTGATTTGTGCTTCTACCGTTGTTTCCCCATCATCTGGGCAAGTAACAATAACATCAATCAGTTCTCCGACAGACTTGCCACGAACATTCAAAAATAGATATTCAATATCAAATGTTGAAAGACTATCAACTTTGATGCCCCTTGACATGATACATGCAGATAAAACATTCTTGACAGCCTCACTAATCTGCTTCATGTTTTCACTTTCCAGTGCCATGATAAGAACCTTTTCTTCTCTGACTAGAAAGGGGCGATACTTAATTTTTTTCTTGATCGAAGGCAACTCAAGTTCATAAACAGGAGTCGTAGACTTTGGTAAAGGCATAATATACTATGATATTTTTTTTATTTATCATGATCTGGCAACAAAATTTAGTTTGTCTGAAGTTGCAACCGCACTGGGATCCCAAGATAATCCCTTACCATTAATCCAGTTATCAAGCAGAGCCTGATTCAGTTGATTTGTATTTGCCGTTGAATCGGATGTAAAATATCCCTCCAAAGAAGAATTATATTGATAGGATCCATTATTATTATTTGAACTAAATGTGTTACTGAAATTAAATAGATCAGATAGAGTTGGTTGTGATGAACCAGAAGATGAACCAGAAGATGAACCAGAACTTGTTGGGTATCCACCAGAACCTGACCCCAGATGTGACATCACATAACGATCAAAATTAAAGTCAACACTAATTCTTAGTATGGAATTAGATGCCTCATAGGAAACGGGGGTTCCACTAATTGATACTGGAAATGCAGATATAAAGTTATATTGAACACCATTCCTGTAATCTCGATCAAACTTTGAGATTCTTAGGCCTTCACACTTATATTGATCTGGATATCTCATTCTATAGAAATATCCCCTTTGCCTTTTATCTGCAGTTCCTCCACCACTAATATATTCAATCCATGCCTCAAAAAACTTTAAGACTTGGTAATCAGAATCACAATAAAAACCTAGAGATATGTTATTAAATATTCTTGTATGTGCATACTGCTGCTGAACACCAGTAAAATTTCCTTCAATAGTTGTGGTTGCAAGAGATGAACCAGGAAGAGTTGCATCATAACATAATAGGCCAAGATTTCTAGAGATGAAATTATTGTATAGTGAATGACTACTGAAAGCATCTTTCAGTTTATATGGAAATCCACTAAAATTTACCTCATAATGAGAAGACTGAGCAACTCTGGATATTGTATTTTTAATATCTGAGATTCTTTTTGGACTTGGCACTCTAAATACCTATAGTGAAAATTTTTATGAATGTCATATAAAGGTAAATTTATCCCCTCAAACACAAAAAAATATAGAGGAGACCCAACTAACATTATTTATAGGTCTCTATGGGAAAGAAAGTTCATGGTCTATTGTGACCTGAATGAGAATGTTCTTGAATGGGGTAGTGAAGAGTTCTGGATTCCATATCGTTCACCAATTGATTCCAGAGTTCACAGATACTTTCCAGACTTCTATATCAAGGTTCGTGAAAGTAATGGAAGTATTGTTAAATATGTGATTGAAGTTAAACCAAAAAAACAGTGTAAAGAACCAAAAGTTCAAAGCAAAAAAACAAAGTCATACATTTATGAAGTGACTGAGTATGCCAAGAACCAGGCAAAGTGGAAGGCTGCAAGAGACTTCTGTGAAGATCGTAAATGGCAATTTAAGATTCTTACTGAAGATGATCTAGGTATTAAGTAATGCCAAGAAAAACACTCAAACAAAGACAACAATCATCCAGTAGAGTTCAGCCTCTGATTGATAAGATGACTGGTGCAGAAGATCCTGACGATTTAATGATGGAGATTCTAGAACTTTTGGATGATACCGTTGAGGCAACAGATCTTGAAGTTGGTAATTACTGTACTTTTGTTTATGGGCCAAAAACACAATTTATTAAATATGACCAAAACCCTTTAGTAGCCGTGGTTGGTGTTTTTGAATGGGGTTTTCGTGGCATTAATTATCACTGGGGAAATTTTAGAAATTATACTAATGAAGAAGTCATTGGTGCCGTTCATTTGGTCAAGTCTTCTGAGTTAAGTGATCTAAGAAGTATTCCCTATCAAAATTATCGTCTAAATATTTAAAAAGCAAAATGGCTTCTGAATCTCTAAGATATCCACTAGCGACTCTTGATAGACAGTCGGATTATCTTTTGATGGATATTATTAGGTATAAACCATCAAAGTTGCAGGGGCAAGCACTTAAAAGAAACCTATCTGCTGGACTTGGCAATCAATCACCCAATTATGTTGCATCCATAATCCTACCAATTCCAACAAGTATCACAGCTGCAAATGGTGTTACTTGGAATGGTGGAACTATGAATCCCCTAGAAGATATTGCAACAAGAGGTCTCACTGATGTAATGCAATCAGATCTTAGTGAAATGCCTCAGGTTTTTCAGCAATACATGGGTGAAATATCTTCTGCATTGGGTGATGATGTAAGAAAGGCTGGCACTTCAGCAATCGCACGACAAATAATAAAATCCTTTGGTAGTAATGTAAGTTTTGGCCAAGTTCTGGCAAGACAAAGTGGTCAAGTCTTAAATCCAAATATGGAACTCCTATTTGATGGGCCAGGTCTTAGAACCTTTTCATTTAACTATCAACTGGCGCCAAGAAATGAAGCTGAATCTAGAATGGTAAAGAGGATATTAAGACGACTCAAACAAAGTATGTCTGCAAAGAGGACAACAAATAAAGTATTCATCTGTACTCCAGATATTTTTCAGCTGAGATTTAAAACTGGTGGAAGTGATCATAAGTTCTTGAATCGTTTTAAACAGATGGCACTTACAAATATAACAGTTGATTATACTGGTTCTGGAACATATTCATCATATGAAGATGGAACACCAACCATTATCAACATGAGTATGGCATTTCAAGAATTGGCACCTGTTTATGCTGATGATTATGATGAAAAAGAAGGCAAAATTGGAGTAGGATACTGATGTATTTTAAAGAACTTCCAAACGTACAATACCCATCACCTCTATCAGATAGAGCTTCGGATAGGGAATACGTAACAATCAAAAATATTTTTAGAAGAGCAAAACTCAGAGATGATCTTATCAGTGAGTTGACTGCATTTGACGAATATGAAATAAAAGATGGACAAAGACCAGATATTGTTGCCGATGACTACTATGGTAATCCAGAGTTAGACTGGTTGGTTCTCATCTGTAACAATATTGTGAACATAAAGGATCAATGGCCTTTGTCTGATAAAGAATTATATGAATTTGCATCCGAAAAATACGGGAACGAAATAAATGATATTGCTTTTTATGAATCAACAGAAGTCAGAGATGACATGAATCGTTTAGTTTATCCTGCTGGTATTGTTGTTGATTCTGATTTTGAAATAATTGATCCAGATGATTCATCCACGATCATAAGACCACTAAGATCAGTTACTAACTATGAGTATGAAATTCGCAAGAATGAGGAAAAGAGATCAATCACTCTTCTGAAAGAAGAATATGTCACTCAAGCCCTGATAGACTTAAGGGAGGAATTATCTTACGACAAATCCTCCCAGTATGTGAATAGAAGTACAATTAAGGCTGATAATATCAGACTTAAGTCCTACGACTAGGCATCAGCAAGACGTTGGAAATAACTCAGAGTATCATCTTCTTCATCACTAGAAGATGAACTTGAGAGAGTGATGTCGGGATCATTGAATCCACCATCATCAGTTTTGAAGGATGGTGCAGGAGCAACCTCACCGCGATTCTCACGGCGGAACTGTTCTTCTTCCTCAACAGTCTCTTGATCTTGGAACTTAGGAGTACCCTTGATACCAAGAACATAGTCAAGGCGAGTCTTCAGTTCATCATATGACTTGAACTGATCAGGAGCAACTAGTGCTTCCAAAGAATACTGTTTCTTCCAGATTGCCTCCATGGCATCGTCATCATCAAGCAAGGCCTGAGGACGAGCGAACTCAGAACTATCGTAGTTCCAGTAACCAGCGACCTTCTTGATCTTCAGTTTGAAGTTAGCACCAGCCCAGAAGTCGAAGGGGTTGATGGGTTCTTCATCTTCAAACTCAGGTTGCATGGCAGCAGTGATCTTGTCGAAGATCTTTTTACCAAACTTGAAGAGGAATACCTTACCTTCGTTGTCAGGATTTACGGGATCCTTTACAACATAGATGTTGCTGTAGTAGGACAACTTACGCTTCTGCTTACGAGCGACATCTTTGTCAGACTCTAGACCACTGTTCCAGAGTTGAGAGTTGTACTCAGATACGGGGTCCTTTTGTCCGAGAGTGGTGAGAGAGTTCTCAATGAACCAACCACCAGGGCCTTGGAAGGCGTGGGAATACAGTTTTGCCCATGGCAGATCTTCGCCATCGGGAGCAGGAAGGAAACGGATAACGGCATAACCATTACCAGTCTTGTCGAGTTGTGGTTTCCAGAGACGATCGTCTCCACCACCAGTCTTGGTCATTTTTTCGACTTCCTTCACCAGTTTGTTGGTGAGGGAACCTAGAGAGGATTTCTTTTTGAGATCGGAAAAGGACATCGGATTTGGCCTGTGTTGTGAACGTGTTTATTATAGGGGATTTTGGATCAGGAGTCAAGGTTGTTTTTCATTTCTTGGATGGTCTCACGCATCTCAGAGAAGACGGCGTTGACATCATATGCATTATCAAAGCCCATCATAAGCATAAAATCTCTGATGGATTCTTTTCTTTCAATTGCATCTGGATCATCACTCAATGACATACGAGTATAAACGATGCTTTGTTTCTCAAGGAGTTGTTGAAGTTTATCAAGATGTTCGATCTTGTCTTCATCATCTAATGTATCATAATAAAAAAAGTCTGCATAAATTTCTTCCTGCAGTCTTTGAATATCATCCAGTTCTTGCTGGACAAATTCTGAATTCATAAAATCACTCATTTTGCTATTTAACCTTGTTAACCCAACCCGTCAGAATGTATTTATTGTGAGTAAATACAGTGTTTCCACGGTGAACATGAGTCATACCAGCAGGAAAAATACATACTCGCCCCCTTTTTGCTTCGATACGTCTCTTCTGATAGAGAAATTCTGTTTCAGCTTCTCCAACTGGCATATCATTTAAATATATTGACCATACTAATTCGCGAGATGCTTCCTCATAATACATGTTTTCATAATGCCATACATGATAACCACCAGATGGTGGTGTAATTTGACATTTGATAATATATGAGGCTAGATTAATCTGCTTTAAATGTGAGTATTCCTCGCAATATTCAGATATACAAGTGGTCAAATAATGATTGATTTCATCACACAACTCAGAATCATAGTCAGTCAAATATATCTGAGTATCATATCTACCAGTCTTACCTTCTACGGAAAACTGATTAGCACCATTACCAGTAAATTTTGAATTGTGTGCATTATGTTGGGTAATTCTTTCGGCAAGATTCACAATATTATCACATAATTGGGGTGGAACAAAATCATCCCATACCCCAATAAAATCTTGAAAATTACAATTCATTTTTAAATAGGCAATTTAGCCTTAGAAGTCTTCTTCATGAAATTAAGTCGAATAGCATCCCACTTAAGTTTTTCTTTCAGTGGTTTACTTACCAACTTTGAAATAGTATCAACTTCAATCGTATTCTTATCACAAAAGAATACGATTGCATCAATATAATTCATTTTCTCTTTCAGAACAATCTGTTCAATCTCTTGACAGAATTTTTCTGAAGTAATGAATTTCTTTTCGAGTTCTTCTTTTAGTTCATTTTTCATTGAATCTCCGTAGATATTCACCCAGCAACTCGATGTATTTTGCTTTATCATATTCTTCATAGACAATACACTCTCCATTTTCGCATGACATAATAATTACAAATTTCTTTACCATTATACCAGTAAGTTCATATAACATGCAAGCATAAGCTGCACACTGAACAAAATAGTGGTCAATCCAGTCTCTGGGTTTTGGTTTTTTACTAGTTTTAAAGTCGATTATTGCCAACTCGCCATTGTACTCTGCAATACAATCGACGGTTCCAGCCACCATTAGGCGCTTACTATATAGTGCCTTTTCAAGACAGTGAATATTGCCAATCTTATTTAAATCTTTTTTTGCAATTTTGAACAAGAGTTCTGAGAGTGGTTGAACCTTAGGAAGATCTTCATTCTTAAGATAATGTTCGACCAATGTATGCATGTCAGTACCACGACTGGCTGCTTTCCTCATTGTTCTATCTGCTACTTCATCACCAACCTTTTTTCTCCACTTAGAAAATTTGTCTCGATTAATCCAGCTGATGACTGAAGTAATCGAGACAAAATGTAGGAGTTCATCATTAGATTCTGGAATCACATAATGCCTTACACCATCAATCTCCTTTCTTTTTAAATCATGTAGATCTAGTTCAATATGGTTAAACATTACAAATTAGAATCCATTTTTGCTAGTAGATACTCCTTAACTATACCAGATCTTACGATATCTTCAACACCAAATTCAACAAGATCAAAAGATGGCATCTTGCGTAGAATATTCATGAAATCAACAATACCATTTCTCTCATTAGTCTTGGTTAGATCAGATTGAGTGGCATCACCACAGAAGATAATCTTACTATTCTCACCAATACGAGTGATGATAGAATCTAGTTCATGAAAGTTCAGGTTTTGGAATTCGTCAATGATTAGAATTGCATTGTCGAATGTAGTACCACGAATGAATGAAGTACTCCAGAAACTGATAGTTTCCTGAGCTTTAAGATTACCATACAACATATCAAAGTCTGTATCTGTAGGCATCTCAAACATATACTTTACCATATTCTTATATGGAATCTGATAAAGAGATGACTTATCCTCATGATCACCAGGCAGGAAACCAATCTCTCTGGTCGCTACAAGGGATCTTACGATGTAAACCTTCTCATATGGTGTAACTTCATTAAGAACGTCTTGTAGGGCATTATAGAGTGCAATAAAAGTCTTTCCTGTTCCAGCACAACCATAGGCAACTAAATGTTTATCTTCTGAATATGATTCAAAAAATCTTCTTTGATTATCCGTTAATGGATTAATGTCCAGAAGTAAATCTGAGTTGATTGGTTTCTTCCTTTTCATCTGCTTGGCGGTAAGGCCAACTCCAATTGGTTGCTGTTGGTTCTTTCTCTTTCTTGCAGGCATAAGAAGTTCTTACTAGATTTTTTTTACGTTTGAACCAGGCATTTTCGATGCTCTATCGAGCACCTCATTCCAACCAGGTCTTTTTGCGACGAGTTTATCTTTCCACTCGCCAACTTCACCTACACCAGGGCAGGTACTTGGATCAGAATAGTCTCTCGACCAATCTGGATTCTCTTCTCGCCACTGGTCCCATTCATGAACGCTCATTTTCACTTCTTTTGTTTCACCCGTTTTAAGATGAACTACTGGATATGTTGCCATAAGTTAGAATCTCAACACAATTATTTAGATATTATTTGGATCTAATCCAACAAGCTAATGTAAATCTATCATTACCAAAACTAGACGTAACACCATGCCTAATTTTATTTCCAGTAAAGAAAAGAATACTTCCTTTTTTTGGTGTGATCATAATACCGTTTTCAAAATAGGTCTTGCCACCAATAAAATCATCATTCAAGTATATGATAATTCCAAACAAATCATCTTCTCTATCTAAATGTGGATTCATCTTTGATGAATCCGAAGGCCATTTTACAATTTCAGAAACATTCACATAAAGATTTGAACCCTCTAATTTTGCAATTAGATTTTGAATCTTACTGAAGAAAGGTTTTAACTGATCATCAATATTATCAATAACACTTGAACGTAACAATAAAGTGTTTGTCTTATTGCATTCGTAATAATATGAGGAAGATTCCCTATCTTCAAAATATGAAACTAGGAAATCACACTCTGCATCAGTAAGAAAATTATTCTTCAAATAAATGGATTCACTCATTATGTTTTGTCCATCCAAGTGCTTCTGCAATCACTGGAAACTGACCCGCAAAAAGACACTTGCACTCATTGGCAATGTCCATGTGCTCTTTCTGAGTACCATTAGCAGATCTCAGATCGATATAATGTATCCATGAACGAACTGAGCCACTCATGTAAAGTTTTGTTGGTGTGGCCAAAGGAAGCACAAAACGAGCACATTCCTTTGCAATTCCTTTGTCAAGCATTGCCTGATACAAATCCATGGCAGAAGCGAAGTGCCGTTGAATCTGAATCTCAAACTCTTGCTTAGTGAAGTCATCAATATCATCAATAGAATTCTGACGATTCTTTGTATCTTGACGACGAAGATCAAACATTGGAATCTGATCGGCAAGCAGAGATGAATCTGCATACCGTTGGGAAAACTCTTGATATGTGAACGAACGGTGCCGCAGGATTTGGGCCGCCAGTCCCCTGGTGGTATTAATTTCCAGGGTCATGAATGCCTGCTCAAAAATACTCCAGTGCTTATGATTGATGCAGTATTTCAGAAGACCAGCAATCTTCTCATTCTCCTGATTATTAGGATTACTTACGCGAGCACAATAGGCAATGTTTTTCTCTGCATCAGGGGTGACAGAGATCAGTTTAACATGATTCATTCTTGAAAAGTTTACGACATTTTTTCACTTCTTTGAGTTCATCCTTGATCATCTGATAAGCATCCTCAGCAGAGATCTTTTTTGCCATTTCCATAGCAGTGATGACTTCAACTCTTGTACCAAAGTGTTTGAGTGCTTCCTCAAAACAATTCAGTTCTTCATACATTTTAGCATAACCTCAACGTTTTTTCTTTTCCTCCTTAGGTTTGTATCCCCACATTTTGGGATTAACAGATCCTTTTGTCCAACTAAAACCAACAAATCCACTTTTGAATTTGTCCCAATACATATCAAACATTTTTACTTGCTTTGCAGCTCTTGTAATGTCATAGAATGTTTCATCATCAATTGTATATTCTACAAGATATGCATCTGTTGGAAGAGATTTGTCTTCAGCATCCTTAGGATCACAATTTGCCTTTAGGATTGTGACCCCATACTTTTGGCGACTGCTTTTAATTTCTTCTTCTGTCCAAGTCATAAAGTCAGGTCCGATTTCCCCACTGGATGTCCTCGTAGGCTTCGGCAACAACGTTCTTGGTGACTCGATACTTCTTTCCAATATTCTTATCCTTTACTAAACAGAGCAGTTCTGCTTCATCTGAATGCAGTGATTCCAACAATTCAATAAAAAGGGATTCACGTCTAGTACGTGATAAATCATTATTGCCACCATTCACGAAGTTATAAAACATTCGCTGGTTACTTACCAAACGTGAGATGCCGTCCCCTATTGGTTTATCATTTTTTGTATATGGCACATTTCCATCAGGAAGAGCACTTGTAATTGATTCATCAAAGTTCCAAATCAAAAGTGAAACCAAGGCTGGATTGCGATATTCTTTTAAAAGATTAACTTTTTCTGCCTTGGTTTTTGCACTTGATACCGCTTGCAGAATTTCAGTTTGAAGCGGGTTAGGTGGTAATTTTTTAGCCATGAATAAACTCCATTTTAGTCATAATCTTCTTCTTCGTTGTCAAGAGTTTCAAAGCGAAATGCGATTAGTTGGTCTGGGAGAACTCCTCCTTCATCATCATACATCTCTGGATGCAATCCTTGGGGAACATTAAAAGATACTACATTCTCTCTAACTATCCATCCAAAAATTGACCCTGTGAGAAAAGCACCAATAATGAGGAATGTACCTAAAACAAGTGAAACTGCTAACATGGGTCCTCTCCTAGACTTTTTGTTTTTTTACATCAAAAGAAAATTTTAGTTGCAATGAAAATTCTCTTTTGAACAATCTAAATTTTTGTTTGAAATCTAGATTAAATATTTGCTTTGGCCTTTTGACTCCGTTCAGAATAAGGTCTACACCTCTATTTATGGGTAGGTCAGAGGATTTTTTGTTCCCTGAGGAATTGAATTGTGTCACTACATCCCCCAATATTTTTGTTTTCTACGGATACTTGTGGAAAGGTGGATCCCTCACCAAACTCTGCATAAAATTGATCCTTGGTAAAGTCTACATCAAGATTATAGACCACGTACTTCTGCTCTGTCAAGTCAAATACCTGTTTGATCTTATGGCAGTATGGGCAATTGTTTTTTGAATATACGGTGAATGTCATTTTGAGCTATCTTTTAAAACTATAACTTCTTTCTGAAATTCAGAATAGACAACCAATAACGGATTATTCCTACCTTCTAAACAAGGTAGTTTGATCCGTATATACCTGCTACACATAAAGTCAATGATACCAACGTTCCCGTGGTACTCGACTTCCATTCCAATTGCAAACATACAAAAAGGTCATCCGCACACTATCTATTATAGCACGGATGACCCAATTTGTTACTCGTCAGCGGGTAGTGGTTCAGGTAGTCCAAATAATGTACGTAGCTCTTCAACTGTAAGTCCAGCTGCGTTGAGCTTTTCTTCTGTTGTTAATGGTGCAGGTTCTGGTGGTGCGACGTAATCAGCAGCAGTAGCACCAGAGCTGAGAAACTCGGCGTAATCGCTGTTGGCTGGATCCGTGGGGACAAAGGCGACGTTGCCGTCGGTGTCTTCACGCTTGAGGCTGGTTTGGTCAGCGTCGGCCCAGGTGTAGGTGTAAGTCATGGTTAGTTCTCGTGATTAAAGTTCGGCATCAAAAAAGAGATAACTGGTCCCACTAGCAGCCCTAACAAAACCACCTTCGCCACTATTGCCAGATATCCCAGCACCTATGACCAACTCAACCACTTGCCTCGTTGCGTTTGCGGTAAAGTTGGTAAAAGTATCTGGAGTACCACTGTGATAAAAGATCCAATCATCGGTATTGCCGCTTTGCGCAAGCGTGGGGGAAGCTCTCATTTGTGTTGGAAACGAGAGGTAGCCATACGCTGTGTTGGACAAATAGAAGACCATGTTCATGAGGCGAGCACTATCAGGTCTATAAAAATACCTCTGACACAGTGCAAGTTCAGTTCCGATTGGGCGGTGTTCAAACGGGGTCGCCTTGGAACCCAACTCTACTTGAACTCCAGTGATGCCAAGCTCGTTAGAAGTGCTATCTAAAAAGTTGACTTGATTAGGGGATGAATGATAATAAGTACCGCTAAACCAAGATCCAACCGTAGGTGATTGAAAAGCCGTTCCATTTGCGATGGTTAATTCCCAACGCAAACCCCTGAGATTTGTTTTCTCCCAAGTTCCAGTAATGTCACCAGGTACCGTATAAGTAATGGTCTGCCAATTGCCATCAGCAACTGGTGTAAACTCATGAATGTAGTTTCTATCCGCTGCGTTATTGCGGTGAATCATACAATAGGTTCCCGCCTTATTTGTTTTAAATTTAAAACTAACAGTTACTTCTTGTGCATTGCTAGTGCCATAATTTGCACAAGCAAAATCGTACCCTTCAATGTGTTGATATATGGTGCTGTAATCAGCTGCATCAATGCTAGTATCCGCCGTTGTAACTACGACCTTTAGCCAATTTTGAAATCCATCAGGAGCGCCTGTCGTTTCTTGAGACTGAGTAATGACAGCTGGACTGGTCCCAACATTACCCTTAAAACGGTCTACAACGAAGTTGTTATTCCCGTTCGATGAAGTGCCTGATGTACCCCTCTGAGCCACCTGCATAGCCCCATTGATGATGAGGTTCCTGTTACTTAGCGGACCAGCAGTAGGATAATTTAGACTATTAATAGACGTAACATCTATATTGGTTGCCGTAGTAACACCAGAAACGACGATTCCACTTGAAGTTAATTCAATATTATTTGAAGGGGATTCTGCAGATTCTACTTTACTGACACGAATAGTTGACATGTTATATCAGTCTTTTTTGGTATTTATTATGAAGAAAGGGAATTAGCAGCCGTTTCCTGATTTCTCTGTGCTGCAGTCTTGACCAGGCCCTCTTCAAAAGCAGCAAGAACCATAGCATCCTTACCGACTACGGTGATTGCTTCGTTATTATTGAGTTTATGATCAGTATAAATCTTGCAGATCTCGTCAATTGCAATACGAGCACGATTGTGTGCGGCATTGTCAATCCAGTCTTGAACAGAAGCAGCAGTATATTCCATTGCCTTATTTTCTGCTTCAGTTAAAGTAACAGTATAATCCATGGTTATATTTTAAATGTTTGGAATTATTTATTAAGATATTTTTGCGCCAGAAAACTGTATAAATCCATTACCTTGAATTAACTCAATTGTGTCAGATGACCAATAAGCATCAACTACATCACCTTGTGCTAATTTTACAATACAGTTTCCATGAATAATAGTATTTTCACCAATATCATCCCCATTTGATTGTCTTAATTCAATTCTTTGACGATATATCCCATTAACTCTAATATCATACATTGAATCCGCATTTACATTTGTATATGTAGAAACAGTGAAAAAATAAACTCCAGCAACTGGTGCCGTGTAAGTATAATTTGAGGTATTATAGGAATTTGTATTATCAAATCCACCATTGGCACTAGTACTATTGAATGGCAATCTTTGAGCACTCGTTATAACAGAATTACTGCCTTCTCTTGTTGCTCTAAATGCTGGTTGAAATGGAACACTCATATATCCATTACTATCAATTTGCCATCTTAAAGATCCTGATCCAATTTGACCAGTGTAAAGTGACAAATTAGTTTGATAGTGAGGTGCTATATTTCCACTAGTTGCTCCAATATCCCACCCACCACCATGTGGGCTTAATTGAAATTTTGATGTTGTATTTGCCGCACCAACTTCAATTAATTTTTGTGGATTAGTTGTACCGATGCCAACAGAACCACCAGTCACGTTTATCGCATTAACATTAATATTATCACTACCATCAGACACAACAATCTTAGTGCCACTTGCAGGAAGTTCTAATGTATTATTTCCTGCTGCACTTGGAGCAGAAATCTCTACATATCCACTGGATTCACCCGTAAGTTTAATCTTAGCCATATCGTGTTTTTAGATATTTATCCTATAAAATAACCAGTGAAATATGATTGCATTCCTCTTACAGTCTTATCAGTCCAAACAGTTACATATTCGTTTGCAGCAAGAGAGATTACTGCCGAGAAATATAACATATGATGGTTTCCTGCAGGTTCATCATAAACAGGATTACTAGTGCTTTGAGATCCATGAAAATCAGTTCCATTGATTCTGAAACTCAACGCATGACCAGTAGTTGGTGCTCCATATAATTGGATAGAACAAGAGAAGAAATAAGCACCCGCAACAGGAGCAGTAAATCTGCCGTTTGATGTAGAATAATGACCGCCCCTATTTGTCTTTGTTCCATTAAAAACCTGATCACCCGAAGCCACCTGGTTCGCATTATCAGCCCTATATGCATAAAATGCAGGTTGGTATGGCATTGCCACCCTACCAGAATCATCAATTATAAGTCTATCAGCAAGACTATTAGAGTTTCCATTACTAGTTGCAATCTTTATCCCACCACCAAAAGTTCCAGTAGGACCTCTCTTATAACCATAAATCGCAGCCGTTGATATTAAAGTTTGTGGTTCACCAGCACTCCACCATCTTTGTGCAAATTTTATACCTGCTCCAGCATCACCAGAGGCATCCCCACCATGATAATTTAAATTGATTCCCGTATTTTGAGAGGAATTCGTTGTTGTGTTTAATTGTCCTGCAGGATCAAATTGTGGGCAACTAATGTCCAATTTAGTAAGAGGATTTGATGTTTGAATGCCAACATTACCATCATCAGTTGTTGTAATTACAGTGCCACCAGTGCCTACACTTATATTTGGAACTTCTACCTCAGAAGTAAGTGTACTAACACCAGTAATTGAACCAGACCCATTAATAGATACAGACATGACTCCTCCTTATACGATTGTCCAAACAGAACCTGCTGGAATAGTAACCGTGGCTCCAGCATTAATCGTAATTGGCCCAGCACTCATGGCATTCTTTCCTGAGGTAATTGTATAACTAGTCGTCACCGTATTATCATTTTCATAGAATACTGCATCTCCACCAGATCCAGAGGCTCCACCAAGACTTCCCCATGAACTAGAATACCCCTCAAACTGCTCATTCTCAGAGTTATAACGAATCATACCAGCATCTGGTGATGCGGGTCTCTGTGCCGTTGTACCAGTATTTAGGCCAACTGCACCAGTTCCAGTAAACGTTGCGGTTGTTGCATTTACATTTCCAGTTACAGTAACACCAGTGTTTTGAGTAGTAAACTTTAAACTATTATTGTGATAAAGTTCTACTGAACCTGTCGGAGAGAAAGCCGCTGAAGTCTTAGATGAATCTAAATTTCCAACTGTAATTGTTGGTGATAACAGGAATAAATTATTATTCTGTCGTATAAGTCCCAACCCAGCAGAATCATATTCTAATGAAAGTTGATCACCAGTAGGACCAATCTGTATTGATTTTCCATCACCTATAACAACATGATCTTGGAATGTAGAAACACCAGAGACATTTAACTGATTAGAAAATGCTGTTCCAGTGACAGTAACACCAGCACCAGTGGTCTCAAATTTTTGATCAAGAATGCCACCACTAGTACCTGGGTGATATAGTTTTACACTTCCATTAGAACAGCTTGCATAATAATCGGCATTTTCATCCTTCCAACTATATTTACCCGCTCTCATATCAATGGAGTAGGCACTATCAGTGTCATTAAAAATTCTTAGTTGTTTTGAATTGCCCGCAATCGTGGCATAATTCGCACCATTTGTGGCAATCTCAATAGAACCACCAGAAGCAGGAAAATTAGAAGAAGTGAAAATGAGTTTATCACCTTGTGTTCCAAAGATGATGTCACCTTCC